ACCAGAGACTATACCTCATGCTGTTTTAATTATTGCTGATTATCAGTATAAATCTGCCTTCGTTGCAGATCAAGAAATTAATTTAGTTGCTTGTTTAACTGAATTGATGTCCCAGGTTAAATTCAAATGAGTTATATTGGAAGAATAAGCACACCTAAAAGTCGTAAAACAACACCTAATGATGTTGTAATGACTAAACCCGAAACAGCAAAATTGATAATTGATTACTTCAAACCTACTGGTACAATATTAGAACCATGTAAAGGTGATGGTGCATTTTATAATCAGTTTGAGGGTGATAAGGATTGGTGTGAAATAAGAGAGGGTAAAGATTTTTTTGATTACAATAAAAGAGTAGATTGGATAATTACAAATCCACCTTTTAGTATCTTTGATAACTTTTTAATGAAAGCATTTGAAGTAGCAGATAATATTGTATTTTTTTGTCCATTAAATAAAGTTTTCAAAGGTAAAAAGTTAGATATCAAAATACAAGAATATGGTGATATAAAAGAAATACTACATATGGGCAACGGTAATCATCATGGATTCCCTTTTGGTTTCTCTACTGGTTGCATTTACTATAAAAGAAACTATACAGGTGATATAAAATATGTTAGGGCTTATAAATGAGTTACGAACTTAAAGAATACTTAAACTCCATAAACTTTACAAAGAAAGACTTAATGAAGTCCGAAGATAAAGAGTGGATTAAAAAGTATCCTGCTTTTATTGTAAACAAGATGTTATCTGCTTTTTCAGACACCATAATGCTAGTTAATGAAATGAATAGAAATCACTTCATTGATAAAGATATGCAGTTTCAATTTCTACTAAATAGTATTAGACCAAAGAAAAGGTTTAGTCCTTTTCTAAGAGCGAGTAAATTAAAAGAAATTGAGTGTGTAAAAGAGTATTATGGATATAGTAATGATAAGGCAAAGTCTGCTCTTGATATACTCACCAAAGGTCAAATTGATCTGATTAAAGAAAAATTATATAAAGGTGGGATAAAATGAATGAATTAAATGAAAGTTGGCATCCAGATGAGATGTTGGAAGTTCAACTAAAAGAACCAGATGATTTTTTAAAGGTTCGTGAAACACTAACTAGAATTGGTGTTGCCTCTAGAAAAGATAAAAAGCTATTTCAATCGTGTCATATACTACATAAACAAGGTAGATATTTCATAGTGCATTTTAAAGAACTATTTGCATTAGATGGTAAAGAATCAAATTTATCAGATAATGATATCGAAAGAAGGAATACAATTGCTCAACTATTAGCAGATTGGGGTTTGATTGCTATAATCAACTCATCAGTTGCTGAAAGTAAAGCACCTCTATCTCAAATAAAAGTTTTAGCATTTAAAGAAAAGAGTGAATGGGACTTACAAGCAAAATATAACATAGGTAAAAAAATTGACAATGAAAGCACCGAAGTTTAGAGAATTTATATCTGAAGCCAATGGCGATCAGAAACATAGATTACTTATTATTACAGATGAACCTGAAAAGGCAAAGACCTTTCATACTGCTAATAGATTAAAAGAAGAAGCAGAAAAGTTAGGTTGGAAACATTATCTGTATAGACTATCTGGTGGTTACACCTCATACGAAGATGGTGTTTTTAGATTACATAATAAAGGTGATGAAAAAGGTTTTGTCGTTTCAGGCAAAGATACAATCGCTATTGTAAGAGGTTCAGTTGTTAGAAAAGACAGTTGGATGGATATCATATCTTCATTAGAAAAACATAGTGTCTGTGTTGTCAATAGTAGACAAACAATTAATATTTGCACAGACAAATATAGAACAGCACTAAGACTTTCTGATTATGGTATTCGTCAACCTAAAACAACTCTTATACACGATCCAGAAAAGTCAGCATTAGCATTTGATAAACTAGGTACAAAAATGCCTGTGATTATGAAAACTTTGAGAGGGTCAAAAGGAGTTGGTGTATTGTTTATTGAATCAGAAAAAGCATTAGATAGTATTGTACAATTAATAATGAAACAAGATGAAGATACTGATTTGCTTTTACAAGAATATATTCCAACAGACTATGATGTAAGAGTATTAGTATTAGGTGGCAAAGTACTTGCTTCAATGAAACGACCTGTTATTGAAGGTGACTTTAGAAGTAATGTATCACAAGGTTCTGAACCAGAAAAACTTAAACTAACAGAATTAGAAATAGAAGAAAGTTTAAAGGCTGCAAAAGCAGTAAACGGATTATGGACTGCTGTTGATTTTATACCAAGTAAGAATAGAGAAAAAGAACCACCATTTGTTATTGAGGTAAACTCATCTCCTGGTACTGAAGGTATTGAAGAAGCAACCGGTCAAAACATTAGTAAAGAGATTATAGAATTTTTTGCTGATAAAAAGAATTGGGTCAAAGTACCTAGTGAGTGTGGCTATAAAGAGATTGTCACTATTAAACCTTTTGGTCAAATCATCGCTAAGTTTGATACTGGTAATTCAGGTATGTCAGTTATTCATGCTGAAGATATGAAAGTATCAGGTAAGAATGTTACATGGTCTTTACTAGGTAAAACAATTACAAGTAATATAATTCGTAAAGAAGAAATATCGGTAGGTGGTCTAAGAGATTATGATGAAACAAGATATGTAATAAAATTAGATGTTGAGTTTCTTGGTACTATGTACGAAACAGAATTTACTTTAGATGATAGAAAAGATAGGACACCAATTCTATTTGATCGAGAGTTTATGAGTAGAGTAAATGTAATGGTAAATCCAGATAGAAAGTATGTAGTTACTACAAAATATAGTTTAGAATAGTGCTTTACAAATCAATGAAAGTGTGTTATAATACATTATTACAAGGAGTGAACAATGGCAAAAAATCATCAAACAGAGAATCCCTTATTTAAGGCATTAGTCAAAAAATACGAATCAGATATAGCAAGTGCATATGCTACATTGATTATTTATTTTGACAATTCAGTAGGTATAGGGGAACATCCTCAACAACTAGAAGAAATGAACAAGCTAGTAGAAGCAATTGCTTCAGCGGAAGATAAAATCAAAGCATTAAACAAACATTTTAATAATACTCAAATATAGTGAAATTTTATACAAGTGTACTACCATATCGTGGCCGTCTATTAGTTCGTGGCGTTGACCACGATGGTAGTCATAAAAAGTATAGAATTAATTATAAGCCTTCTCTATTTGTTCCATCAAATCTACCAGAAACAAAATACAAAACACTAGACGATAAAGGTCTTGGTAAGGTCACTTTTGAAAGTATACCTGATGCCAAGAAATGGATTGATGATTATAAAAATGTAACTAATTTTGAGTACTATGGTAATACAAAATTTCAGTATCCATATATTGCAGATACTTTTCCTGATAAAGTAGATTGGGATATAGATCAAATAAGAATCCTTACAATTGATATTGAGTGTGAAAGTGAGAATGGTTTTCCTGATCCACAGTATGCAAGTGAGCCTTTAATTTGTATCACAGCAAAAGATCATTCTTCAAAAAAGATATTTGTCTTTGGTATGGGAAACTTTGTTAATGATAGAGATGATGTAAACTACATTAAATGTTCTACTGAAATAGATTTAATTAATAAGTTTGCCAAGTTTTGGGTTGCTTATAATCCAGATGTCGTTACTGGTTGGAATGTAAAGTTTTTTGATATACCTTATCTAATGAATAGATTTAAAAATCTTATGGGTGAAGAATATTTAAATCAGTTTAGTCCGTGGGGTGTTGTAAGTCAAAGTAGTACAAGAACAACAGCCAAAGGTTATAATACAGAACAGAAATATTGGGACCTTATGGGTGTTTCAATATTAGATTATCTTGACTTATATCGTAAGCATACTTTTGTTAGGCGTGAAAGTTATAAACTAGATTACATTGGTGAAGTAGAATTAAATGAAAATAAATTAAATAATCCATATGATACTTTTAAAGAGTTTTATCAGAATGATTATCAATTATTTGTAGAGTATAATATTCAAGACGTTGAACTGGTTGATAAACTAGAGGACAAAATGAAATTGATTGCTTTGCATTTGACAATGGCATATGAAGCAAAGGTAAATTATCAAGATGTTTTTGGTCAAGTTAGAATTTGGGATTGTATTATCTTTAATCATTTAAAATCTAAAAACATTGTTGTACCTGCTGTAGTTGAATCTAAAACCTCTGATGGTTATGAAGGTGCTTATGTGAAAGATCCAGTTGTAGGTTTTCACGATTGGATTTGTAGTTTCGATTTAAATAGTTTGTATCCACATTTAATTATGCAGTATAATATATCTCCTGAAACAATGGTTGGGTTTGATCCTAATCGTGTTAATGTAGAAAAAATGTTAAACGAAGAAGTTAATTTATCAGATTTAGATGGTTGTACTATAACACCAAACGGCGCTCAGTTTAGAACAGACAAACGAGGCTTTCTTCCTGAACTAATGGACACACTATATCAAGAACGAGTTATCTATAAAGATAAAATGCTAAAAGCAAAAGCCATGTATCAAAAAACTGGTGACAAAAAATTACTAAATGATATTGCAACAAATCATAATATTCAGTTGGCAAGAAAGATTGCATTGAATAGTGCTTATGGTGCTATCGGCAATCAATACTTTCGATACTTTGATGTAAGACACGCTGAAGGTATTACTATGGCAGGTCAATTGACAATACGATGGATTGAAAGAGATGTAAATGAGTTTTTAAATAATCTGTTAAAGACAAAACAAGTCGCATATGTTGTTGCCTCTGATACTGATTCAATTTATATTAAACTTGGTGCAGTTGTTGATAAGGTATTTAAAGATAAATCTGATACAAGAAAGATTGTAAAAGTTCTAGATAGATTTTGTGAAGAAAAACTACAAACATTTATTGATAAAAGTTTTGATAGGCTTGCTAAATATGTAAATGCATATGAACAAAAGATGATTATGAAACGAGAAGTTATTGCAAACAAAGGTATATGGACTGCTAAGAAAAGATATATTCTTAATGTGTATAACGAAGAAGGTGTTGATTTAAAAGATCCTAAGTTAAAGATTATGGGTATTGAAGCTGTTAAGAGTTCAACACCTGCCCCTTGTAGAGTTAAAATTAAAGAAGCATTGAATGTAATTATGAATAAAGATGAAGATGCTTTGATACAATTTATTGATGACTTTAGAGTTCACTTTAAAACATTACAACCAGAAGATATTGCTTATCCTCGTTCATGTAATAATTTATTAAAGTACACATCATCATCAGAGATTTACAAAAAGGCAACACCAATTCATGTGAAAGGTGCTTTATTATATAATAACTTATTAAAGAAACATAAATTAGTTAAGTATGAAGAAATAAAAGAGGGCGATAAGATTAAATTTATTATATTAAAAGAACCTAATTCATTAAGAGATAGGGTAATATCTTTTCAATCTGTATTGCCAAAAGAATTTGACTTGCATAGATATATTGATTATGATGAACAGTTTGATAAATCATTTTTAGATCCATTACGATTTATTGTAAATGCAATCAATTGGAATTTTGAAAAACAATCAACATTGGATAGTTTCTTTTAATGACAGATGAACAAATAAAAGAATTTTTAGGTATGTTTAAAACAATACCAGATCCAGAACATTATCCAAGATGTTTTGCATGGTATGTTAGAGTATATTTACATCATAAAGAAGGACAAAATAATGAAGGATAATGCATATACAAACTACAAACGAGATGAATCGTTATACAAAACTCTCATAGCCGCGGCTACAGAGACAAAACTACCTATCTTGACATCTAGTCACTTTGAAAGATTGAACGCTGAACACGGTAAAGAGAAGATGAGAACACATCTTGCTGATTATATTTCAAGTGAAAGGCCTGTATTTCCTCTTAAAGAAATAACTAAAGATGATATGAGAAAGTCTTTTCAGTCTTTGAAAAGTTTTGATACAAGTAAGATTTGTATACCTCAGGAACAAATTGAAAAAGAAGTATTTGAAAAATATGATGACTACAAATATAGTTATGAAAAGTATGGTCTTGGTTTAATAAATGGTGCAAGTACCTTTAATGATGTATCAAATCATTTTATGCAAGACTTACGATTAGAGTGTAGTAGTTATGGCTTCAGAGCACCTAAAGAAGTGTGGGAGAATGGTGATGCTTATGCTATATGGAAATGTTTAGGTCCTATCTGGCGAGGCATTAATGATGTTAAGAAAGTTATGATAGAGGGTAAAGAAGAATTAATTGGTGGTGATTTAAGTGCCAAGAGTTATGTATCAGCATTTAGATTGGGCACTTACATTGCAACACAATTCAAACCAGTTGTCGCAAAAGCAATTTATGATATTACAAATGCTAAAATTGTATTAGATACAAGTTGTGGTTGGGGTGATAGACTTGCAGGATTCTATACATCAAACGCAAAAGAATATATTGGCTGTGATCCAAATCCAAATACTTTTGCAAGATATATGAAACAGGTAGATGAATATGAAAGAATATTGGGCAACTCAACTCCTATTGTTAAAGAAGAACGAGATTACTTTACAATCAATGCGTCTAAAAAAGTAACCATATACAGATGTGGTGCTGAAGATTTGCCATATAATGAATTACCACAGATAGATTGTGCATTTACAAGCCCACCATACTTTTCTACTGAGCAGTATAACAAAGGTGGCGAACATCAAGAAGATCAATCTTGGCATAAGTTTAATGAGTATGATAAATGGCGTGATGATTTTTATTTACCAGTTGCAGAAAAAACTATGAGTATATCAAAGTTTATGTTTGTAAATATTATGGATCCAAAAATACATGGTGTTCGTTATCGTTCTGGTGATGAACTGGTTGATAAGTTTCAAGAT